AATGCGTAAAGCTCGTGAGATTAAGAACTTTAAGCAAGACTTAGATGTAAATCAAAAGCTCTTTGAAGTTGCAAAAGAGTTTGCAGCATAAAGAGTTGCCATGTTGTTTGAGGGGGGAGTTGCCGCTCCCCCCATTAACATGTTTTTTAAATTTTTTTACAATATTTCGATACGAATGAAAGAATCACGATCTGTTGAATCTATTATGGTTCAAGCCGGTAATTGGGGGTTAAGAGCCGAAGTAAGGGCTACAGCCATTGCACTCCTTAAAGATAACCCCGAACTTAATACAGGGTCAGCTTATGCTATGGCTGCATATGAATGGGATATTTAATATATGGATTTTAGAACAATAGGTAATCAAAGAGTTAATCCTATTACCTATACCGCTAAAATTATTCAAAAAGATCCTTTTGTTGAAACTCATATAGGTACTGATTCCCAAAGGGTTGGTTCATATATTAATTATGTAACAGCTATTGCTTATCGATATCCTATGAAAGGAGTTCATTATATATATTGTAAACATACCTTCCCCCCTAATAAAGATAACTGGAGTAGATTGTGGTTTGAAACTGAACGTACTATGAAAATTGCAGAACGTTTATCCCACAACCTCCCCGGAATTAGATTTGAGATTGATATGGATTATAATAATGATGAAGGTTACATGAGTCATAAACTGGTATCATCCGCTAAAGGGTGGGCAGAATCTCTTGGATATAAAGTTAATATAAAGCCCAACAAGCAAGTTGCGACGAGGGCAGCAGATCACCATTGTAGATGAATTATTGGACATATAATACAAGTTATAGCGATTTAAAAATCGCCTATATTTATAATTATGGAACATCGATTAATAAAGGCTCTGAAAAAACAGGCGGAAGCGGACAGAGAGGAAGCATTACTTACATTGGAAACCCTATTACATTCACCAGCGGGTATTGGTGAACATACTTCGGGTCATTTTATTGAAGAAGGGAAAAAAGCACTTCAGAAATTAACTGATGCTGAGGATCAAATTGAGACTTTAAAGTTACATTTTGGACATCAATAAAATATTTGGAGCATTCAATTCATCATCAAAAGATGATAGTTGGGGAGGTAGTTATGGGATGAGTTATACCCCATCTACCCGTCAAATAGACGAAAATCATCCCCGATATTTTATTAAAATGTTTCAAAAACTTATCATTAACTATACAGGTTATAGTGATAAAATTATAGATTTTTTTGGCCAGGCTGATCCTGATTTAGATATTGGGGAAGTAAAGAGAGCTGGGGAGAATATGCTATATAATAGAGCTTATAACTACTTAATAAATATTGATATTCAAGATGAATATCATGTAAGAATTTTATTTGAAGAAGCAAATTCTAAATTAGAAGAAGCATTACAAAAAACACTTTCTTTTTTTGAAAATGAAGAAGAATATGAGAAATGCGCTATTCTTAAAAGATACCTTGACTTTTTAAATTTTTCATCGTAACTTCAGTTACAAAACATAAAAACATGTATTATAGACAACACATTCAACAAAAGCTTGAAAATATTGAAGCTAAATTGAAACATATCGAATTCCATAATGGAAGAGGTAATACACAAAGTATTACAGAAGCAAAACAACAATGTGAGGAATTAATAGAAGAAATTAAATCTGCCATTGAAAGGGAACCTTTGACTCCTAACGAACAAAACCGAGTATAATGCTTACAGCTGAACAAATTCAAACTAATTGGGAAGAATTCTGCAACAATATCAAGTTGTGGGTTACAGGAGAGCGACAAAAGGAACTCCTTAAATTTTACAAAAAATATGAGGATCGCATTATGATGATGCCTGCAGCCCATAAAAAGGAATACCATAATGCCTTCCCAGGGGGTTATGTTGATCATGTTAATAGGGTTGTAAAATGTGCCCTTAACATTAATGATGTTTGGGTTGATATGGGTGTAGATAACACCACTTACACTTTGGAAGAACTCGTATTTTCTGCTATTAATCATGATCTTGGTAAAATGGGTGATGAAGAACATGAATCTTATATTCCCCAAACAGATAAGTGGAGGAAAGAGAAGTTAGGAGAAGATTATATGTTTAACAAATCCCTCCCATTTGCTTCCGTCCCAGATCGTGGTTTATTCTTGCTTCAATCTCATGGTATTCCGTATAATTTTAATGAGATGATTGCTATTCAAACTCACGATGGTTTGTATGACGAAGCTAATAAAAAATACCTGTTTTCTTACCTTCCAGAGCAGAAACCACGTACCTCCCTTCCACTTATTCTCCATCAAGCAGATTTAATGGCAGCTCGTATTGAGTTCGAACGTGAATGGTTACCTAAATTTAAAAATCCCGTGCCCCCCCAGGAAAAAGATTTTATATTAACCACAGAATCTAAAAAATCAACAAAAGACAAAGCACTCTCTCAAATCCAGAGTAAAGGTCTTAAAGATTTATTTGACAAACTATGATAGAAACCATCATCATTAGCATATTAGGAGTAGGAGTTGTGACCTTAGGATTCACAACTTTTAATCTCCTACGTAAAAATGAAAAACAAGAAGATATACTTACAGGGTATATCACGTATTTGGATCAATTAAGTCGAATTATAGAAATCTCTGATGAAAAGCTCAAGAAAATTGATGAGCGGGAAATATTTAAAAGTGATGATGAAATTGGTTTTATGTACCAACAAATAAAAGACCTCCAGAGAATTCTATCTCAATTTAGGATAGATAAATTATGAGCACATTACCCCCTAAAAAAAGGAAAAAGAAAACAAAAAACCAATATTTTACACAAGCAACCGAAGATGCGATAGTAAGATATAATAATTGTAGTGATTTTGAAGAGCGTAGTGAGATCTATCGTAAAGATATTCACTATGCTTTTTTTAAACTTACCGAAAATATAATTCATACCTTTAAATTTTACTATACAGAAGTAGATGAAATTGAACATCTTCAACATGAAGTAATTACATTTTTGTTAAGTAAAATACATTTATTTGATCCTACACGGGGGGCTAAAGCATTTTCATATTTTGGGACAATTGTTAAAAGGTATTTAATTATAGAAAATACTAAAAATTATAAAAAAAGGGTAGACAAAGCCCCTCTTGAAGAATTACACCATGACCTAAGACATTCTTATGACATGGACTATAACCCCACAGAAAAGGATGATCTATCAGATTTCCTAGATGAATACCTAAAATATTGTACCGATAATATTTACATTTTATTCCCTAAAGAAAAAGATGCTAAAGTAGCTGATGCTATACTAGAAGTATTTAGAAAAAGAGAAAGTATAGATATCTTTAATAAAAAGGCTATTTATCTTTATATTAGAGAAATGGTAGATGTAAAAACCCCTCATATTACCCGAGTTGCAGATCAATTGGGTGATATTTTTAAAAAAAGTTTTATTTTTTACAAAGAATATGGGTATGTAGATTTTGAATAATATTTATATTTATTATCATGGGACAGTTAGATAAAAATATATTTGGTAATAAAAAATTTTCTGATATATTAGAAGAAATTTACAATAACCAAAAGAAAAAAGAAGAGCAAATCTCTACTCTCATTTCAGAATTAAAACCCCTTATTCAAGATATTGGGGATGCTACTCTTGTTGTTCCTCTCCTTAAAGAATATTTGGAAATATCTGTTAAAAACGATGAGCAGCTTATTAAAATGTCAACTATTATCCAACGTGCTGTACAAAGTGAGGTAGATGATGATGGTAGTTTTGGCATGACAGAAAAAGAAAAACAACAGTTATTAGATGAGGTAAAAAAATTTGGAGAAGGTAAAAATAAGAAGTAATGCCCCAACAATTTTATGGTGTTTCCGCTCTTACAAGAACCAATGAATCTACTTCTAACTTACAAGGAGAAGAGGGGAAAGATATAACCTCAGTTAGAGTTAAAGATATTATATTAGATGATACTCATCCCGAATTTAAAAATTATGGAGGATGGAATGGTATAGGAACAATATTTTTTGATTCTGTGAATTTCCCCTTTGGAGAAGAGGTAGCTAATATAGCACGACCCTTATATTCAAATAATAAATTTTATCCTTTAATAAACGAGTTAGTAGCCCTAGTATTTTTAGCTTCTACAGAAACTCAAACTAACACTAATATTACAGAGGCTTATTATCTTCCCCCAATTAACTTGTGGAATAGCCAACATCACAATGCCCTCCCAGACCCCACACTAGAACTTTCAGAAAATACTAAGCAAGATTATCAAAATGCTGAAGGGGGTTCCTCTCAGGAAGTAAGAAGAGTATATGATGATTCAACTGATATTAATTTAGGGGAGGGTTTCAATGAGCAAATTAATACTCATCCCTTATTATTTTTTGCAGGGGATAGTTTAATTGAAGGTAGATGGGGGAATTCAATTAGATTAGGTAGTGTAATAGAAAATAATATAAATTATCCTATTACTATTATAAGAAATGGTCAACCTGTAGATACAAGTAATGAAGGATGGGTACCCATTAAAGAAAATATAAATAAAGATATTTCTTCTATATATTTAACTGATACTCAATCTTTAGATCTAAATGTAGCTAGTACTTCTTATGAGAGTTATAATTCTGCTCCTGAAGGGGTAACAGAATACACAAACAGTCAAATTGTCTTAAATTCTGGGAGATTGATACTTAATGCTAAATCTAGTGATATTTTATTAACTTCAAATAAAAGTATTAATTTAAATACTCCTACAACAATCAATATTGATTCAAAAGAAACATACATTGCTTCTAAAAAAATATACTTAGGGGATAAACAAGCTACTGAACCTCTTTTAAAAGGGGATATAACTATAACTCAACTTAATTCAATTATTGATAGTTTAGTTCAATTTTTTACAATATATGGGAAAGAACCTTCCCCATACAAACCAGGTTCAACTCCTTTATCTAATAGTATAATAGGTACTTTAAATTCTGCTAAAGCTACCTTAAATAGAGCAGGGCAAGGAGGTGCTAAATCAAATCAAAACTTTACCAAATAATGGCTAGTGAATTTTGCAAAATAGCACCTGCAGATGATACTAAAAGTATTTTATCTCAACTCCCCGCCTTACCAGGAATAAATCAAATTGTTGACTTAATTAATAAAGAAGTTAATAGTTTAAAAATTAAATATATAGGCAAGATAAAAGAAATCTTATTAAGTTTTGCAGAAGGGGTATGTCCTACACAACAACAAATCGATAAATTTGTTAATATTAGGAATAATATTGTAGAACAATTGACTAAAGTGTATGAAAAGGTAGATAGATTATCTAGCAATATCTCTGGTGTTACTAATTTTTTAACTCTTATATTAACAGGTATAAAAGTAGCTTCATCAGTAGCTAGAAGTTTGGCCTTAGGAACAATATTTTCCCCTTTCCCTATACCAGGAGCGGTATCCTCAGGAATTTCAGCAGCTCAAGGAGAAATAGAAAAATTTAAATTTAAAGCTGATGGTGCACAAAAATTAGTTCCTATAACAGGAGGACTTATATCAGCCAATATAGCTATTAAATTATTTGCAAATGCTTTAAGAGATTTAATTTGTACTATAGAAGCTTTGGATGTTAGTATGGTAGAATGCTCTTCTCAACCCCCTTTAGATACTCCTCCTGAACAAGTCCAAGCAGTAAAATTACAATTAGCTAAAGAATTTCAAGCAAAGTTAATTCCTATATCTGCTGATGTGATTTCTTTTGTAGAACAAGATGTAGAAGAAACTGAAAGTAGTTTATTAGATACTACTTATAAAGGATTTAATTTTGAAATTGAAGAAATCCCATTTTCTCCTACAGTAAATAGAAAGAGAGCCCTTGCTAAAAACTCAGACAATATTACTTTATTACAAAGTGAATTATCTTTTACTTCTACTCCTAATATTTTAATAGAAGAATTAAAATTTGTAATAGATAGAGATAATTTAAGAGCACAATAATTAGATATTTATAAACAATGAAACAGAACGTATTAAAATCATTAATAAAGCAAGCTGTAAAAGAAGCTATTCAAGAAGAGTTGAAAGATATTCTCCTTGAGGCAGTTCGCTCTCCTAAACAGGTAGTCGTAGAAAATACTCAACCACAAAAAGCTACTAAGAGCTCAGCTACAAATATAAAAGAAAAAAGAGCAGCTTATCAAAATATATTAGGAGATATGTCAGCTCAATTTACATCTCAAGATGTTCCAAAACCTTTTAACCCCCAAGGAGGAGCACCTGGCATGGATCTTCCTGCAGGAGAAGTTAATATGAATCAAATAATGGGGTTAATGAGTAATAAGTAATGGCTATTAAACAAACCAATATATTTCCTATTGATCAAGAACCAAGAAATGCTGTTGGTTTGGCATACCCTTTTTCGGCATTTGCTACTACAGGTTCTGTTCCTTTTAAATTAAATTATACTACAAGAGAACAAATTAATTCAAATTTAATAATATGGTTTACAACATCCCAAGGGGAAAGGCCATTAAATCCTAATTATGGAGGAGGTTTAAAAGATATTTTATTTGATAATTTAACTACTCAAACATATGATTTAGTAGAAAAAAGAATTAAAGATGATTTAGCTAATTATTTTCCTGAGGTTGTTTTAGTAGATTTAGAAGTATTAGAAAATATAGATAATAATACTTTAAAAGTAATTATGTCTTATACTGTGTTTAATAATAGTAAAGATACCTTAGAATTAAATTTTAATTTATAATGACTCCCAATAGTAAAGATATAAAATATATAAATAGAGATTTTGATAGTATTAGAAATAATCTTTTAGAATTTTCAAAAACCTATTTTCCAACTACTTATAATGACTTTAGTCCCAATTCTCCTGGGTCTTTATTTATAGAAATGTCTTCATATGTAGGGGATGTTTTATCTTTTTATTTAGATAACCAAGTACAGGAAACGTTTTTACAATATGCACGACAAGAACCTAATTTATATGAGTTAGCTTATATGATGGGATATAAACCTAAAGTAACAGGTACTTCTTTAACTGATATTGATTTTTATCAAACTGTTCCTGCTAAAACGGAAGGAGGAATCCAAATCCCTGATTTTGATTATGCTCTTCTTATTAGTGAAAATTCAACAATTTCTTCTACTTTAGGTTCCACTATTAATTTTTTAGTAGAGGATTCTATAGACTTTTCAGTTTCTTCCTCTTTAGATCCTACTGAGATTAGTGTATATTCTACTACCAATGGAGGAGCAGATGTTGATACTTTTCTCCTTAAAAAAACTAAAAAAGCTAAATCAGCCACTATTACTACTATTACTCAAACTTTTACTGAGGTAGAGCGTTATCCTACCATTACTATAAATGATTCTAATATTATAGGTATCTTAGATGTAACGGATAGTGATGGTAATATATGGACTGAAGTTGATTATTTAGCTCAAGAAACAATATTTAATCCCATTAAAAATAAAAGTACATATGGGAGTGATCCCAATACTGAAAATGATGCAGGTGAAGTACCTTATATACTTAACTTAAAAAAAGTTCCTAGAAGATTTGTAAGTAGATTTAAATCAAAAACTCAATTAGAAATTCAATTTGGGGCAGGAACTAATCAATATAATATTAATGAAGTTATAACTCCTAACCCCACCAATGTAGGCATTGGGTTACCTTACACAAATAATAAAATAAAAACAGCATTTGATCCCCAAAACTTTTTATTTACAAATACTTATGGAATTGCTCCTTCAAATACTACTTTAACTATTAGATATTTAACAGGTGGTGGTGTTACTTCTAATGTAGAAGCTAATATTTTAAATACTTTAACGGGAACTGTTAAATTTCAAAACGACACTTTAATAAATAATACAGCTCAAGATACTTTTGATTCTTTAATAGCAACTAATCCTCAAGCAGCTAGTGGAGGGAGTGATGGAGATTCAATTCAAGAAATTAGAAATAATTCATTAGGAAATTTTGGGGCTCAATTAAGGACAGTAACACCCCAAGATTATCTTACTAGAGCTTTAAGTTTACCCTCTCAATATGGTGCATTAGCTAAAGCTTATATTGAAAAAACAAAAGCAAGTAGTAAAAGTGGACCTATATCATCATTAGACTTATATGTGTTAGGGTATAACAGCCAAAAGCAATTAACTATTACCCCTTCTTCATTAAAAAAGAATTTAAGTACTTATTTATCTCAATATAGAAGTGCTAATGATTCTGTTAATATTAAGAATGCCTTTATTATTAATATAACCATAGATTTTAGTTTAATTATATTACCTAATTATAATAGCAATGAAGTTATATCTAGATGTATAACAGCCCTACAAGATTTTTTCAACATAGACAACCAGCAAATTAATCAACCTATTTTATTAAGGGAAATTTATATTATTTTAGATAAAATCGATGGGGTTCAAACTGTAGATGATATTAAAATTTCTAATAAAAATGGAGGGAATTATTCTGAGTATGGTTATGATATAGAAGGAGCAACACAAAGTAATATTATTTATCCCTCTTTAGACCCATCAATATTTGAAGTTAAATTTCCAGATGTAGATATTAGGGGTAGAGCTAGAACATTTTAATTATGGCAGTATATAAATTATTCCCCACAAAAGATTCGACTATATATTCTAGATACCCATCACAGAATACAGGGTTAGATTCTATTATAGAAACCACCACAGATGAAAATTCAAAGTTAAGTAGATATTTAATACAATTTTCTCAAGATGAAATTGATTCTTTAATAGATAATAGGATAGGTACATCTTCTATGCAAGTTAATCTAAAAACTTATATAGCTGCTATAGAAAATTTAAATACCGATACTACAGTAGAAGTATTCCCTATATCCGATACGTGGGGTATGGGAACAGGTCGTTTTAATGATTCGCCCCAAACTGAAAATGGGTGTAGTTGGGTTTATAGATCTTACTCGGGTTCAAACCCCTGGGTTACTTCAGGATGGGATACTAATATAACAGGTTCATATGGAGATACTGAAGGGGGTGGAACTTGGTATTATAACTCAGCTTTAGGGTTAAATATTACTCCTACACAAATTTATAATTATACTAGTAATAAGGATTTAAATGTTGATACAACAGGTATAATTAAAACTTGGTATAGTCAATCTAAAAGTCTTACTGTAGATGGATTTGATAATAATGGGTTTATTGTAAAACAGAGTAAAAGTGATGAAGTTGGTGGACTTTATAAACAAACTAGATTAAAATATTATTCTATAGATACTAATACTATATATCCCCCTGAATTAGAATTCCAATGGGAAGATCATGTTTTTAATACAGGATCATCAACATCCCCTATAATTAACACTTCTGAAGTAGTGGCATCCCTAGATAATAATCCTGGGGAGTTTAGGAGGGATAGTATTCATAGGTTTAAAATAAATTGTAGACCACAATTTCCATCAAGGGTTTACCAAACATCATCTATTTATCTTAACCAACATTATTTACCTGTTTCTTCATCATATGCTGTTAAAGATTTAGATACTAATGAATTTATTATTGATTTTGATGATAGTTATACCCGAATTAGTGCCAATTCTACAGGAAGTTACTTTGATTTGTATATGAAGGGACTTGAACCCGAAAGATACTACCAAATTTTATTAAAATTACCTATTGAAGAAGAAATAATTATTTTAGATGATAATTATTACTTTAAAATTATTAACGGATGAACCAAAGAATAAATTTAAATAGAAAAGTTTATAATAAAAGTGATTATTTAAAAACAATAGACACTTCCTTTAATGAACTTCTTCCTCCTACTCCTATAGTAGAAGAAGATTCAATTACAGTAGAACAATTTTTTGATTATTATGATCAATTATTTTTTGATATTCCTAAAACAGGAATAAATTCCCACAATACCCTTATACAGCAAAGTTCAGAATATGTAGGTGATGAACAAACCAATGAAGAAATAGAAGCTTTAGTTCAAGAAATTAATTCTTTAAGAGATCAACTTCTCCAAAATCAAACAGATTTAACAGAACTTCAACAAGCCAATGCTGAATTGGCACAAAATACATTAAATGGCTGAAGTTATAGTAAATAAGATATCAACTGATATAGTAGAAAACTATTCAAAAGAAGATTTAAATCTAATCCCATCTTTTGATGTGATCTCCCAGTTTAACCCTGAAACTGATGTAGTTGAATTTTCAATATACAATGAACAAAATTTACTTCAATATATAAATTATAATTATACTAATTATACAGTAACTTTAGATTATAATACTAAAAAAAATGCTATATCTTCAGTCAATGTAAATCCTGAAGAAGATTTAGTTAGAGAAGGATATGATCAAGGAAATTATACTGTAATATATAATTTTTTAAGAAACCAGATTTCTTCTTCCCAATCTTCCCCATATTACATAAAAGAAATCAGCTCAGATAGAACTGAGATTAGGGTAGCTAATAATAATATTTCTAATGAAGATTTAAAAGAATTAATAAATAATTTTAAATTAGAACTAACAGAATCTCCTTATTTTGAAGATTTTGAAATTAATTTTGGTAATAATAATATATTTTTAGCTAATAATATTTTAATTGATACTACTACAGAACAATACACAGTTTTAATTAAACTATATGAGTCTTTAGAAACATCATTTAATGTAAAAGATACATTAACAGTTGTATTACAAACTGCGGAAGAAGTTTCTTACAATGTTAATTTTCCTAGTATTACAATTGCTCCTCCTTTACCTTTGGAATTAAAGGGACCTAATTTTAATTTATCTTTAAATGATAAAATTAATAATTCAACTACTTTTACTTCTAAAAAAGATTTATTTGATATAACACCTGAAAATGCTTGGACTGGTTCTTTAGGGGAATTGCAAAATATATTAAAAGACAAAGGAATTACCCCTAATGTAGACTATTCAGACTTTAACAATTTTATATATTTTTCTTCAGCGGAACAAAGAGTTAGAAATTTTTATTATAAAGTAGGATTAATACAAGATTATAGTGCTTCTATTGCTGATTTGGGAGATATTTCTAGTGGGGATACTTCAGGTAGTATAGCAGAATATCAAACTTTAATAAATAATGTTTTAATAAATTTGGATGAGTATGAAAAGTATCAATATTATTCATCGGGATCTTTAGATATATATCCTAAAACTAATGATACTCCTCCTTATAATTTAGCTTTAACAAGTAGTGTATTAGCAACAGATTGGTTAACAGACCAAGCCATAAATTCTGGATCAGAATATGATTTAGAAAATAGTGATAGTTTAAATAATTCTTTGCCTTCATATACTAGAGATGACTTAAGAAACATTCAGTTTTTTAGGTTTTTAGATATGGTAGGTCAAAGTTTTGATAATATATGGGTTTATACTAAGGATTTATCTAACAGGTTTGATGCAGATAATAGATTAGCTTATGGTATATCTAAGGACATTGTAGCGGATGCTATTAGATCTATGGGAGTTAATTTATATCAAAATAATTTTGATTCATCTAATCTTTTATCATCTCTTACAGGTATTAATCCTGGTGGTGGTATCCTCCCCCCTACAGGCTCAGAAGTAATTGAGACTTACATAAGTGCCTCAGATGATCTTACTATAATAGATGATGTAAATAAAGAATTTTATAAAAGAATATTTCACAATTTACCTTTGTTACTTAAACAAAAAGGTAGTATAGCAGGATTAAGAAATTTAATTAATACCTTTGGAATTCCTGATACTGTTTTAAGAATATCTGAGTTTGGGGGGAAGGATAAAGATAATTCAAACGATTGGGATTATTTTCAAAACGAATTTAATTATGCTTGGGATGTTAGTGGTAGTTTAGATGCTCAAGCTGATGGAATGGGAGGAGAATTTCCATTTAGTTTAAATAGTGAATGGGAATCAACTGATGATGTTCCTGAGTCAGTTGCCTTTAGGTTTAAATTAAACCCTTCTGGGGGGCTGCCCAGTGAAGATACTTTTGTAGCTCTTGCAGATTTTAATACAGGAGGAACTAATGGAGTATTAGCACTTGAATATACAGGATCAGGTTATTTAAGCTCTTCTTACTCGGGTTCAATTCCATCTTCATCAAACGAATATGCTACTTTAGCTTATTATAATGGTAGTACTAAAGTAGTATCTGTAGATGCTCCTTTTTATAACAACGATTGGTGGACTTTATATATAAATAAAAATTCAACAACATATACTTTAAAAGTAGGTAATCAAATTTATAATGGGGGTGATGGTTTTAAAGTAGGATTCACGGCTTCTAACTCAGCAACAGATGCTGGAGGGGCATGGGCCTCTACTACTGATTTAGAAATACCTGGTGCTGATGTTACTATAGGGAGTAATAATTATATAGGATTTACGGGTTCTATTCAAGAAATTAGATATTATAATTGTGCATTAAGTGATGATACTTTTTATGATTTTGTAATGAATTCTGATTCAATTGAAGGATCTTCCCCATCATCATCTGCAGATAATTTATGTTTTAGAGCTCGTTTAAAATCTATTGAAGGATCAGCAACCTTAAAATCTAGTCATCCTAAAATATCAGGATCTGTTTCTTATATAACTCAATCCTTTTCTTCTGATTCAGATTTTAGATTATGGAATTATAGACCCCAATATTGGTCTCCACATACTTATTTTGTATATCAAGATCAACCTGCAGCAGGTATAAAAAATAGAATTACTGAAAAAATTAGAACTGAAAATTTATCTCTCCCTTCTGGTGATACCTTATCTCCTATTAGAAGTGTTCAACAAAATTATTTAACTAAAGAGAGTGGGAGCTACACTAAAGATATAAGTCTACTAGAGATAGCATTTTCCCCACAAAATGAGATTAATGATGATATTAATTCATCCATGGGATACTTTAATATAGGGGAGTATATAGGAGACCCACGTCAAATATATGACTCCGTTACTTCATATCCTGACTTGGATTATCTACAAAATACTTATTTTCAAAAATATTATAAAAATTATGATTTAAATGATTATATAAGATTAATTAAATTTTTTGATAATTCTTTGTTTAAGATGATTAAAGATTTTACCCCAACTAAATCAAGTTTAGCCACAGGGGTAGTTATAAAACAACATATTTTAGAAAGAAATAAACAAAAACCCCCTTCTACAGAATCCTCTCAATCTTATTATACGTCTTCTGTAAACTCAGGATTTATTGAAGGAGGTACTGGGGGGAGTTTTATAGGAACTAATAATTCTACAATTTCTACAGGATCTCTTGATATACAAATTAACAGAAGTACTACTTTGGATCAAATTGGGGAATGGGTTAATGCCTTAAACCAAACCCCTTCAGTTAATGATGGAGAATTATTTACTTTTAATACTAGTGATGATAGTATTACATATACCAACCCCGATGGGAGACCCAATAAAATATTATATATAGTATCAGGTTCAAGTAATATAGCAACTCCTTCTTCAAGAGATGTAAATTTACAAATATTTTCCTTAGATAGAAATATATCTTTAGGGCAGATAAATAATATAAATCCTGGAGGGGATAATGTTGTATATTCTACTAGTTTTGTTATTCTACCTAATGAAGAAATTGAAATAAGAGTTCAACCCTTAAGTTCTACAACTAATAATGCTTATACTCACCAATTTATATCTACTACTGAGTTTGTAGCTAATTCATTTGTAATTCCTACTAAAAGTGGCTCACTTAATTATATTAGAACCACTCAGGATGAATTTTATAATGGTGAGTTAAGTGGTAGCATTATCTTAGCCAGTGATGGGGAATTAATTCCTAAATCCCTTAATCTTACTGGAAGTTTTGTATCAAACTATGATTCAGTTGTTAAAGACCCCCAAGCGGGTGCCGGTTCAGATGGGGCTTTATATTATCGTTCTACTAGCACTGGAAATGGGCCGTTAGTAGCAATTTCTAGATTAGATTTTAATGAGAATGATGCTGATAGTAATGATAGAAGAAGTTATTTTGAAAATTTAAACCCTGGGGATATTTTATCTTTAGATTATATTAATGGAGAGGGTACTACTTTTAGATTAAATTTAACAATTTCTTCTATTATTGAAGGATTAGTAGGTGATTTTAAGGTATCAGTAGTTCCATTTAAAAACACTGATTGGGTAAATGGTAATATTTCAGAAGTAAATATTTATTATGACCCTAATATTATATCTAATAATGTTATAGAAAATAATGTAGAAGATAGTAGGCTTTCTACTATATACCAAGATATAGATTATAGCTCAAATATGGTTACTCCTGTTAATTTAAATTTACTAAGTACAAATGAAGCTAATAGAGCTCCTATTCAAGATTCAAATTATGGCAAAAAAGCATGGAGAAATAGTAGGTATGATGGAACACGTGTATCTTCTATAGATTTTAACATTCCTATAAGTAAATAAATATGAATAATTATTACGGTGACCTTAATAATCCTTCAGCTCTTCAAGCAATTCAAACACAATTGCAAGAATCTACAGGAGAAACTATAAATGGAATTATTGGGGGATTACCTGTTGCAGAACAAAATCAAGAATATTTTTTAGTATTTGATGAAGCAGCAACTACTGATCCTGAAATTATAGATAAGACACAATTTAGGGTTACTTATGTAGTAGATTCTAATTTAAATACTTCAAAACCTACTGAAGAAACTGATGCCGCTTTAAATGCAACCCAAAATTTTGAAAAAGGTAGAAATTGTTTAGTAAGAGCAGATAATGGTACTATATTAAATAATATCTTAACAGGAGATCAATCTATATATGATATAGGTACACTTCAATTAGTCTTTACTACAGAAAATGGAAAAACTAATGATAGTTATGTTACTACTATGAGTTTTGATGGGATAGGAGCGCAATTAGTAGGACAGGCTCAAAATATAACATCAAATCATCTTCAAGTAGGTCAAGGTGCAAATGAATTAAGTAATAATGGAAGTCTTAGAGTTATATTGGCTAATGACGTGCTCCCCATTTCGCAATCAGGATCCCCTGAGGCTTATGAATGGGTAGAATGGGTAAATGATGATACTCTTAATTTTGTGCAAAGTACTATTGTAGCAGGTACTAGAATAAAAGGTACATTTAATTATAATTTACAGATACGAAATATATACCCTCAAATTCCAGTTAATATGACTATTCAATTTAGAATAGATAGAACTTCTGGATTTTCAGAAGTTTTAAGTCCTGTTAATCATATTTTTACTAACCCAAGTAATGATACAAAAGATCCACCTGTAAATGGTGGGGAAAGTGGAACTATTGAAATAGATTTTCAAGATTTTTCTCAAGGAGATACTATTTCGGCCGTACTATTAGGTACAGGGTTGAGTAACAATAGTGATACTGAAGCTTATTTTAAAAATGCTGGTCTTTCTTTTACTCAAGAAACTCCATCTGGGGATATTTTAATTATGGGAGTAAATGCTGCTACTTCTTCTTATTGGAGTGGGTTTACAACAATTTCAGGTTCTGGAATAGATCCTAATGATTTAGGTAATGCATACTCTATACTAACTGCTTCTTCAGATATGAGTACTTTTGCTAATGGACAATATATACAAAGAGTAACGTCATCAATTACTGCTTTTGATCCTAATAATGATGGAAGTACATTCAACCCAGTTCAAGTACCATTCCAATTTAAAACAGGAGATGAAATAAGATTTGAATATAATGCTAATAAAGTTCATAAAGTAATAAAAACTGAAAATGATGAAGATGGGTTAAAAGTACATATTAAACCGGGTATAAACACAGAGACATTAAGAGTATTTAATTCTATAGGCACTCAATTAAATCATTTTACTCATTACAGAATATTACAAAATGGAGGGTATTTATTTATTAATCAAAAAAAAGATAATGAAGCAGGAATTAATCAAAATTTTAATGGGATTATTACTCCTCAATTTCCTACTGCTAACTTAAAAGATAAAGGAGATCAATTAATTTTTGATTTAAAGCAAGCTGGAATAATAGAAACTTAATTTTATAATATTTATAAAATATACATACAAATATGGGATATCTAAATAATACAATAGTAACAATAGATGCTATTTTAACAAATAAAGGAAGAGAACTTTTAGCTAGAGGAGATGGGTCCTTTAAAATTACACAATTTGCTTTAGCAGATGATGAAATTGATTATACTCTATATAATCCTTCACATCCTTCGGGGAGTGCATTTTATGGTCAAGCTTTAGAAAACATGCCTTTGTTAGAGGCCTTTCCCGAAACTACTCAAAATTTAAGATATAAATTGGTAACCCTACCCAGAGGAACAGCTAAAATGCCAGTATTGGATGCTGGATTCTCAGCTATTACCTTAAAACAGGGAGCTTCATTAGCTGTTACTCCTCAAACACTAAATTATTTAGGTAATAATCAGGTATTTGAATCTAGCGGTTATACTGCTACTATAGCTGATGTAAGGACATTAAGTTCATTTAATGGAGTAGGTATTAATACTGAACAGGCCCAAGAATTAAACCAAACGGAAACTATAGGAACTAATGTATCTAAAACCGTTGTGGGAACTACTATTAATTTAACCGCAACTACTATTAATACATTATTTGGTTCTAATACCCAATTAAATACTACTTTACAAATTGTAGGTAGAGATAGTGGGGCTAGAATAACAATCCCAGTAACTATAACTAAAACTACATAATAAATGTCATTTAAAAGACTTGATCCTGACGACTTTCTAATTAGTGCCGATTCAATTACTGCGGGTGCTTGGACTGGGAATAACCCAACCCTTACTACTAATTTTACTTCATCCACTCAAGCAGGGGCATCTAGTGGAGATTATTATTTAGATGTATATGATGAAGATCCTTCCCTTTCAACAACTTCTTCGGTCCAATATTCAGTTGCATTTGGGGATTCTGCGGGTTCTGGGTCTTTGTTATTCGACCCAGGTATTGATGGTAAAGCCCCTACTTCTGTAGTATATGGGCAATTTCAAAATATAGTTTTAGGAGATGAAAATGCAGATTTTTCATTTGGAGGAATTACAATTAATACTCAAAGTTTATATGCTATTTCTGTAGAAAGATCAAAATATAAAGGAAGTATACTTCCAGGTGTTTTATCCCTAAATCTTTCTACTAATAATAATACTAACGTACTATCTTTAACAGATAATAGTAATGATGTTTCTACTGTATCTTTTAATGAAGCTGGGAGAGTTTATCAAATAGTATCAGGATCAGGGGGAAGTGCAATTGGAAGTGATGCTACCCCATTAGACGCAATATCTAATGGAATGACTGCTTCTGGATCTTATGGATTATTCCTTCCAGATATTGGAACACTTTTACTTAATCCCGAGGCTTTAGATTTACCTTTTGCGGGTGGAGGTATTAATTTATCTACAGCTTTTCAATCAAATACTGATGATAATAATAACCAAAAATTATATCAAGCTATTTCTCAATCAGAAGCAGGATTTACTTTAAATAGCCAAGAGAATATAACTTCAGATTATATTTTTATAAGAGCTAGAAATTCAGAATATAATTATTCAGAAAATCCTTCATTTATAAGTGGTTCTTCAGGAGAAGTTTTATATACCAATTTTATAAATGCTCCTCAAACCTTTATAACATCTATTGGACTTTATAATGATAACAATGAATTATTAGCAGTAGCTAAATTAAGTAAACCCCTTAAAAAAGATTTTACTAAGGAAGCTTTAGTTAGGATTAAGTTAGATTTCTAATGAATGAGTACTTACAAAAAATTCCTTTCGTCAGATATTATTATAAATCCCTTTGAGGTAAATAAGTCTTTTTCCTATTTAGGAGTAGCAGATTTAACAGGATCAGAAGGAGGAGTTGATAGATTCTTGGGGGAAAAAACTAATGAAACCACCTTTATATCAGGGGCTTGGCTTCAAACGGGAGAAATAGCAACTGAATATAAGTATTTAATATACAATTCAGTAAAAGAATTATATTATAGTAATTTTACTTTTACTTCTTCTTCAAAAGGTACTTCTTATTTAGAATCTGGGAGTTTTTATAATTACCCACAATCAGATTTATATTATAGAAAATATTTCCCTACTAATACAGGAAGTGTAGTAGGAGTTATTTCTGTACCTTCTAAATTATATGGTAATAGAATTCAACCCAAATCCTTTTTATATAAATCTGGGAGTGATAGTATTACAGATGATGGAGAAGGAAATTTAATTTATAACAATAATATATGTGGTAATATTATATATAATCAAGGATTAGCTATAATTACTAGTGATGGAACCCCTGGGAATTTAGGAGGGGAAACTTATGGAGAAGCAACCTATGGAAGTAGTACATATGGGGGGTCAGAATCTCCAACTTTTATTCAAGATTTAATTAATGAAACTGAAATTACTTGTTCTTTTAGTTCTTCTTTCGATATTTTTGAAACTCAATATAAATGTACTATAAATGCTAACGAATTTAATTATTCTCTTAATCCTAGTTTATTAACAGATAGTTTAAGAGGTCAAAATAAAATATTAGATTCGGGGAGTGCTGTTTATAATAACTTTGTTACCTCTTCAGATTTTTCTCCTTTTGTTACTAATGTTGGGTTATATAATGAAAATCAAGAATTAGTAGCAGTAGGAAAGTTATCTCAACCCCTTCCAACTTCACAAACTACAGATACTACAATATTTATTAATATAGACAGATAAAATGGCAGAACAACTTAAAACCAACTTTGGAGGAGATGATCAAATAGCAGATGGTAAAACCCTTCAACCTCACCACGTATCTCAATCAGTTGATGCGTTTACAGGAAATGTTGCTTATGATATTACTATAAGTGGAAGCCTTACAGTCAGTGAAGGTGATATTACTTTAGGGGATGTTGATACAGATGGAAGTGCTACTAATTTTTTAGTACTAGATGGAAGTAATGTAATAAAAAAACAAACATCAGGAGCAAACGGAACCTCAGGTTCATCAGGTACTTCAGGCTCTAGTGGTTCTTCAGGTACAAGTGGATCATCAGGTAGCTCAGGTACTTCAGGTTCTTCAGGTACAAGTGGTTCTTCAGGTACAAGTGGATCATCAGGTACCTCAGGTTCATCAGGATCATCGGGTATTGCAACTCTTACGGGTGCTACTGATGATGGTGTCCTTACTTTAAATGGTTCTTCCCCTAATGTTGCTGTAGAAGCAAATATTAGAATTACAGATGCAAATTCCGATAGATACTTAGCCCTATCAGAAGGTATAGCTCCAAATGATTTTACACCTGTAGAAATTGTCCATATCTCAGGAAGTGGTGATCCCCACATATTAGTTCAAAGTGGAGTTGATAATTTTATTAAAATGGGTTGTGATACATCTGCTCACCCTCAAATATTGTTTGGTGATCAAGGCACAATAGATGGTAATGAACTTAAAATAGGATACGCTACATCACCAGATGATACTGTACCTAATGTAGTAATGGCCATTAGTGCAAGTGGTAAAGTATCTATAGGTTCTACAACCCCCGAAGATGAATTTTTCTCAGTAGTAGGAGACGAAAGTGGGGAAGAAATAGCTAGATTCCAAAACAATAATAGTTCTAAACCTCAAGGTATTATAAATAGATTAAATATTTCTACCCCTGAATATGATAGTACTGCTGGGACTGATGCTCAAAATTTCGTATCTGTAGATACTACTCAATATATGATATTCCAAAGGGCAAGTGGTAATACAATGGGTGGTATTAGAGGGGATGATAGCCAAGCTTTTGGAAGTTTAGTATTTGAAGGAAAATCTACAGGTGTTATTTTAACATCACCAGATGGTACAAAATATGCAATAACTGTAGCCAATGATGGAACACTAGGAACATCAGCAGTATAAAATTATAGACATATTAGTAAAAAATAAAACATGAATTGGTTATATAATGGAAAAGAAATCACAGACATATCACAATTTCCCTCAGACACATTTGGGTTTATATATGAAGTGATTACCCCCGAGGGGAAAAAATATGTGGGAAAAAAAGTTTTATACCACAATCAAAAGAAAAAACTTACTAAAGTCGAACTCTCAGAACAAACAGGACGTGGAAGAAGGAAGACATTTAAAATAGTTCAAAAAGAAAGCGATTGGAAAAAATATTATGGGTCAAATTCCCATCTTAAAAACCAAATCAGCAAAGGAGAAGTTACACTAGAAAGTTTGAAAAAACAAATTATCCAAACAGCTTCTAATAAGAAATATCTTACATACCTTGAAACTAAACACCTCTTCCAGCTTGAAGTATTAGAAAAACCAGATTTATACTATAATGATAATATTTTAGGAAAATTCTTCACATCAGACTTTGATTCCTAAATTATATTTTGTATATTTACCCTAATGGTAAATCAATTACTAGTATCTTTAATGGACTCCGTCCTAGGTAAAGGTAAACAAACATCCAGAGGTAACCATGCTTACCACTGCCCCTTTTGTAAACATCACAAACCTAAAATGGAGGTGAATTTTACAGAAAATAAAAAGGGTCATAATCCTTGGCATTGTTGGGTATGTAATACTAGAGGTAAAACCATCCCTAATCTTCTTAAAAAGATTGAGGCATATGATAGAATTGAGGAGGCTAAAAGATTAATTCCTCAAGGATCATTTGTTGAAGAAACAATAATTAAAAACGATCTTCATCTCCCTCAAGAATATACCCCTTTCATAGACAATCCTACCAGTCTAATGGCTAGACATGCCTTAGCTTATTTAAAGAAAAGAGGGGTTACTATGGAAGATATGATTAAATATCATATGGGATATTGTGAAGAAGGAGAATATAGAAATATGATTATTATTCCCTCATATGACTATAAAGGTAATCTAAATTACTTTACAGCTCGTAGTTTTGAAAAACAACCCTTCCGTAAATATAAAAACCCATCAGTATCTCGCGATATTGTGCCATTTGAAATGTTTATAAACTGGAATAGCCCGTTGGTATTGTGTGAAGGACCATTTGATGCCATAGCCATCAAAAGAAATGCAATCCCGCTGTTAGGAAAAAATATACAAACTAACTTAATGAAGAAAATTGTTT